AAACCCGATAATCAGATGATTATTATTGACGATCGCGCTTTAACACTTACCAGCCTAGACTTACACTTGGGGAAACTCAAAGGTAAGTTTGGCGATAAGTTTACAGTAGCAGTTGTTGACTATTTGGATCAGATCGTAGTTGAAGGTGCTTCACAGTTCGATTGGCAGCCACAGATTATAATATCTAAGAAGCTAAAAGAACTTGCACGTAAGTATGATATTGTTATGGTTAGCCCCTATCAGATTGATGCCAGTGGTGAAGCTCGCTTCGCTAAGGGTATTCTAGATGCTGCGGACATTGCTTTGGTAATGGATGCACATGATAAGGAAAAGGGCGCTTTAACATTCACTACTACTAAGATTCGTGGAGGCAGGGAGATGACGTTTACTAGTCCTATTAATTGGGATACGTTACGTATTAGTCCTATCTCTATGGAAGAACCTAATACTAAAGAGACAATAAAGAAAGCTGGCAAGAAGCCAAGCATAGTTAAAGATGATTCCGCCGCTGACCTTCCTTGGGATGTATAATGTCTGACCATGTATTAGATTTGATTAAGAAGCAGGGCTTAGCCTATAGTATATCAGGGCGCGACTACGTTGTAGCGTGTCTAAATCCTGAGCACTCGGATTCAAACCCGAGTTTCAGAATTGATAAGACTACAGGTATATGTCATTGTTTTAGCTGTGGATACAAGACGAATATCTTTAAGCATTTTGGTGTGGTAGCTAATTTTACCAGTATCAAGATTGCTAAGCTAAAGGAAAAGTTACGTAATCTACATATTGATTCTAATGGTGTAGACTTCCCAGAAATCACAATACCTATCTCTAAGCCTTATCGAGGTATTACGTTAAAAACGTTACGAGAATTCGAAGCGTTTTATACTACTACCAATGATAAGTTAGTTGATAGGATATTCTTTCCAGTTAAGGATGTGCGCGGCAAGAATGTAGTATTCGTTGGAAGGCATATGTTATCTCAGGGTAATCCTAGGTATCTAAACTTTCCTAGCGGTGCTGTAATGCCAATCTATCCTGAGATCTACAAAGAACGCCATAAGTCAGCAGTTCTTGTAGAGGGTGTTTTTGATATGTTGAATTTGTACGATAAAGGTTTACGAAATGTAAGCTGTACATTCGGTACTAATACATTATTCAAAGATACAGCATTGAAGCTTTTGACCCTACGTACTCAAGGTATCTCAAAAATATACTTGATGTACGATGGTGATGAAGCGGGCCAACAGGCAATGGATAAGTTAATTCCTGTTCTAGAAGAATGTGAGTATGAAGTAGAGAAGATAGTACTAGAAGATGGTACTGATCCCGGTGAGTTATCGCAAGAATACGTAGACAGCATAAGAGAATACATAAATGAAAAAGATAGCAGTAATTGATAAGGCACCTAGTCGTAACGACTATAGTAAGTATTTTAGTTTCGAGTTTGAACAGTTCCATATGAGCTCAGTTCCAATCCCCAAACTTCTAAAGAAGGATGTGGATTTGGATATTGACTTGGATTACTATGACCTAGTAATCTTGGTAGGTTCAGAAGCGGCTAAAGAATATGCTAAGATTACTTCAGTAACAAACTATGCCGGACTATTAGTACAAGATAAGTTTATCTGTATCAGTAATCCTGCTATGTTGGTATTCAAGCCAGAAGGTAAGCCAGACTTTGAACGTGCAGTAGCTAAGATTGAGGCTGCCGTCAAGGGTTCGCTCACTAACTCTAGTAAGACTGGAGACTTCAAAGGTATCAATAATGCCAATGAAGCTAAAGAGTTTTTGCTAGAAGTATTGAATAGCAATGCTGCTGTTGTTGCAGTTGACACGGAAACTACTTGTCTCTATCCTCGTGATGGGCACGTATTGGGTATGTCTATCTCATACAAAGTAAAGCATGGTCGCTATATCTTAACTGATATTCTAGATCAGGAGCATATTGATTTGATTCAACAAATCTTTAATAAGTTCCCTATTGTATTCCACAATATGAAGTTCGACTACAAGATGATCTATTATCACCTTGGGTTGGATTTTAATCGTGCGGCAGTACATGACACTATGGTTATGCACTATGTATTAGATGAGACTGATTCTCACGGTCTTAAACCTTTAGCTCTAAAGTATACAGACTACGGAGATTATGATTCAGAACTTGACGACTTCAAGAAGTCTTATTGCTCCATGAATAATTTATCTGTTAGCGACTTTACTTATGATCTGATTCCGTTTGATATTATGAGTCAGTATGCTTCTATTGATACTGCGGTAACTCTAGAGTTGTTTATGAAGTTCTGGCCTGTAGTTCAAGCGAATCCTAAGCTACAGTGGGTTTATGAAAATCTATTAGTTCGTGGTACCTTATTCTTAATGGATATGGAAGAAGTGGGGATTCCTATTTGTCGTGAACGTATGGAGGCTGCTGGTAAGTATCTTGATAAGTGGATTCAAGAAGCTAAGGAACAGGTGTTTGCTTTTGATGAAATTAAGAACTTTGAGAAAGATAGTGGTAAGATATTTAATCCTAATTCAGTGCCTCAGTTGCGTACTGTTCTTTTTGATTATGCTAAGTTAACTCCGACTGGCAAACTTACTAAGACTGGTGCATTATCAACTGATGCAGAAGTATTAGATGAGTTGAGTGAGGAGCATCCCTTACCTGCTGCGATCCTAAAAGTGCGGCAATTAGGTAAGATTCAGAATACGTATGTTAACAAGATATTACCGGAGTTAGACAGGGATGGACGAATTCGTACAAACTTTAATCTTATTTTCACCACTTCAGGGCGCTTGTCTAGTTCAGGTAAATTTAACGCTCAACAGATTCCACGAGATGACCCAATCATTAAGGGATGCATTAGGGCACCTGAGGGATATTCGATAGTCTCACAAGACTTATCAACTGCTGAGATGTACTTTGGAGCAGTTCTTTCCGGAGATATTAATCTTCAGAAAGTATTTAGTTCTGGAGGTGACTTCCATAGTACAATTGCTAAAATGGTATTTGATTTACCATGTCCAGTTGAAGATGTAAAAAAACTTTATGGTAGTATGCGACAAAGTGCTAAGGCGATTTCTTTCGGGATTTTGTACGGGAGTGGCCCTAAAAAGGTATCTGAAACAGTTACTAAAGCTACTGGTGAGTATTATGGACTTGATCGTGCTAAAGAAGATATTAAGGCATACTTTATAAAGTTTAGTCGCCTTAAAACTTGGCTAGATTCGCGTAAAAAGTTTATTGAAGCTAATGGTTACACGTATAGTTTCTTTGGACGTAAACGTAGGTTAGTAAACGTATTCTCAGAAGATAAAGGAATTGCAGCAGGTGAGGTACGTAGTGGTATTAATGCTGAAATACAGTCCATCGCTAGTGATGTAAATCTACTAGCAGCTATGGATACTACTGATGAAGTTAAAGTTAAAGGTCTAGATGCTAAAATCTTTATGCTGGTACACGATTCTATTGTTGCCATTGTTAAAAATGAAGATGTAACTTCGTTTTGCGAAATTATGGCTAGAAATACTAAGAAAGACCGAGGCTGTTCTATTAAACATTGTCCTGTTGGAATTGATGTAGATATTGGACAAGACTATAGCTTTGGACATTTCGAAGAAGAATATAAGATAGTAGATGGTTTTCTAGAGAGAGTAGCCAAAAAGTAGGTTTGACTTTTTATACTATGCAATGTATAATACATATTACACAAGTTAAATAGGTATAATATGAAAGATTTAGATGACTCAGTTTTTGAGCAATATACGCAAGAATCCTGCTATTGGGCAGGATTCTTGGCAGCAGATGGGTGTATTGATATAAACGGTACTATACGTATAGAACTAGGGGGTAAGGATAAAGAGCATGTAGATAAATTCAAGCTCTTTTGTAAATCTTCACACACTATCTCACATAATACTTTAAAGAACTCATATAAAGTAGGCTTTTGTTCTAAAAAAATTAAACAGGATCTATACTTTAATTATTCTTTAACGGTTGATAAAACACATAACCTACTATTACCTACTTTAACTTCAGAACAATATCCTCATTACATTAGAGGGTTTTTTGATGGGGATGGCTGTATAACAGAATTTTTTAATAATAGACCTACAGCTTCTTTTAGAGTATTTTTAACTAGTGGATCTCTACCTTTTTTAGAAGAGGTATTAGAACTACTACGCAACTTAGAAGTTATAGTAGGTGGGTCTATTCAAAAGAAAGCAGCTAATTGTTGGCACATACAATTAGCTATTAAAGATTCTACTAGTTTTCTTAATTGGCTTTATACAGGCTCTAATATATACTTAGATAGAAAATACTTAAAATATGTAGATCTTATAGTTAATAATAATAGGGCTACCAGATAATGGGATGTTGGTAAAGAAATGAACGTAAGCCTAGCTGATATACACTTCCCAGTATACAAGCTGGGCACTACGAAGCCTATGACAGAGGATAAGGTAGTATTTTTCCTTATGGGAAAGGATACTGAATACTCTGATGCTGAGTACGTATTACTAATAGTGGATGATAAGAATAAACTTGGAGAGTCTTTAGCAGAACGTAGACTTGGATTACTAGCCGATGGCGTACAGTTATTCAGTCTTAAGCGAGCTATATTCTTTCTAGGTGATCTTATTAAACTCGCTAAGAGTAGGACTTGGTTCATAGATGCAAGCGGAACACTTTTCAATTATAAGAAGGGTGCCCGCATTCCTTTAATATACAAACGCATTAAAAAGGTACTGCACATTGCTGGCGGAGGAGCCATCATAGAGGTAGATGGTATAGCATCTAGGTTTAAAACCCTTTTTGCGCCAACCATCGAACAGAAGTATGCAGGACTTTTACAGCTCAAGAATACACATATCCTATATGGTTTATACGACCAAGAGTACAGCGCTACAACACGAGCAGTTTAATAAAACTCGTATTGCAGGGCTGTATATCTTGTGTTATAATAAATATAAGAAAACAGAGAACCCATATGGCTACAGCAATCCTAAGCAATAGAATTTACTTCAAACCGCAAGACAATAATGAACTAAAGAATATTATTAATGCTCTTACCTACCGTATCGAATCCAAGACTGGACAGAAGGGTAAATTCAAGAATATTGAGATAATTAAGAATTATAAACTTCTACCTAATAATATCGTATCTATTCCTCAAGGCCGCACTGACTTAGTTCCTGCTGGCTACGAGATTGTAGATAAACGTGTCACACACGAAGTTCCGTTTCCAACTCCTAAGTTTAATCTTCGTGAAGGCCAACAGGCAGTATACGATGATGTTAATGATACTTGCTTCATTAATGCTCTAGTAGGTTGGGGCAAGACTTTCACAGCACTACATCTAGCCCGTAAACTTGGTCAAAAAACATTAGTAGTTACACATACTACTATGTTGCGTGATCAGTGGATTGATGAGATTCGTGCACTATTCGGCATGGAACCCGGTATTATCGGTTCTGGCAAATTTGACATTGAAGACCACGCTATCGTCGTGGGTAACGTACAAACTGTAACTAAGCTCTTGCCTAAAATCAATAAAGAGTTTGGCACTATTATTCTTGATGAGGCTCACCATGTTCCTGCTACGACTTTTTCTAGTATTATTGATAGTATGTATTGTCGCTATCGCATTGCCCTTAGCGGCACTATGCAGCGTACTGATGGCAAGCATGTGGTTTTTATGGATTATTTTGGTAAGGATATTTATCGTCCTCCTCAAAGCCACACCCTAGACCCTAAAGTTAAAGTAATCCAGACAGGTATTCATTTGCCACAGGGTGAGCCTTGGGCTAAGAAGATTAATACCTTACTGTATGACGAGGACTATCAAGAGTTCATTGCAGCACTAGCACAAACACAAATGAAGAAAGGCCACAGCGTATTAGTTGTGGCTGATCGAGTTGAATTCTTAAATAAGGTAAAGGAATACATTGGCTCAGATTGCATACTTATTACAGGCGAAACAGACTATGAAGAACGTAAAGCTCTTATTGCCCAAGTTGAAGCTGGAGAAAAGATGTGCGTTGCTGGTAGTCGCCAAATCTTCTCTGAGGGTATATCAATCAACTGCCTTAGCTGCGTAATTCTAGCAGTACCAACCTCTAATCCAATCTCACTAGAACAGATTATTGGTCGTATTATGCGTATGCATCCTGGAAAGTTAGACCCCCTTGTATTGGATCTCAACTTTAGCAGTGGTGCTGAAAGGCGACAGAATGGTGCACGTTTAGCCTTTTATGCTAGTAAAGGGTGGGATGTTGAAATGCACTGATCAGCACTATAAATTTGGGCTTGCAGAGGGCTTCCAAAGATGTTATAATAATTACTTAGAAGGCAGAGAATGGCTTTATTTTTCAACTTAGAAAATCTAGAAAAGGAAGCGTCATCCGACTCCAATAAGTTCTTAGCCGTACTTGAATATCACTATAGGGGTTCAATACCTCGTAGTGCTAAATCTAAATATAAACCAAGCAAACTCCCGCTGAAAGGCTACAGTTTTATACTGAATCCCGAACCTTTATTCAATCTACCCAATGTAGATAATGCTTATCTGATTCAATACATAAAACTTGCCGGAATGCGTGACTATGCTATGTATAGAAGTCATGGAATAAAAACACTAGATATATCATACTTTCCAGATTTAAATCTGGATAAGATAAAGTCTAATCCAATACTTAATGTATCAAACAAACAAATCTTTTTAAAATACGAGGAATTACACAATGGCACTAGCTTTCAATTCAACCAAGGGTAAGGCAGTTAAGAAGTCCGTAGAGGCTTATACATACAAGGACGGTGACAATACGTTGCGTCTAATCGGTGGTGTTCTACCACGTTATGTATACTGGGTCAAGGGCACTAATAACAAGGATATTCCACTAGAGTGCTTGGCATTCGATCGTGAGAAGGAAAAGTTCACTAATACTGAAGTTGACCACGTTCCTAGTTTCTTCCCTGATAAGAAGTGTTCATGGGCATACTCAATTAATTGTATCGACCCTAGCGATGGCAAGATTAAGGCTCTTAATCTAAAGAAGAAGTTGTTTGAACAGATCATTACTGCTGCTGAAGATCTAGGCGATCCTACTGATCTAGACACTGGTTGGGATGTAGTATTCAAGCGTCAGAAAACTGGCCCGCTACCTTTTAACGTAGAGTATACTCTTTCAGTATTGAAGTGCAAGAAGCGCAAGCTATCCGCCGATGAGCGTGAGCTAGTTGCTAAGGCAGAAGATATTGACAGCAAGTTTGTACGTCCTACTGCTGATGAAATCAAAGCAACCCTAGAGAAGATTACTATGGGTGTTGATGAGTCAGAAGATGAGACAGCAGACGGAGAAGCTGTAAAAGAGCTAGGTTAATATAAAAGCCCCCTAAGACTAGATACCTTAGGGGGCTTTTTGTACTGGAGAACATTAATGAAGATCCTATTCACGGCTGACATTCACATAAAACTGGGTCAGAAAAACGTTCCCATAGAATGGGCACGCAACCGATACAAACTATTATTTGAGCAACTAAATGAACGAGAATCACAAGCAGATCTACTAATACTAGGTGGCGATATCTGGGATAAGACTCCTAGTATGGAAGAATTAGAAGTTTTCTTCGACTATATCTCATCAATTAAAATCCCATGTATTATCTATGCGGGTAATCATGAGAGTGTTAAAAAGAATACTACATTCTTTACTAATCTAAAATCAGTAGTTACTAATTTGAATTCATTAGTACAAGTTATTGATGACTATTATAGCTATAAAGATATAGATTTCATACCGTATAATAAATTAAAAGAATTCGAGAAAGACGGATTCGATTTCAGTGGTAGTATACTCTGTACTCATGTACGTGGAGAAATACCTCCGCACGTTAAGCCAGAAGTAGATTTATCTATTTTTAAGCGTTGGCAAACAGTATTGGCAGGGGACTTACACAGTTATGAAAATTCTCAGGGAAACATTCTGTATCCTGGCTCTCCTGTTACTACTAGTTTTCATAGACAACGCGTTGATACTGGCGTTATTCTTTATGATACTGTATCTCATGTACATGAATGGCTAACATTAGATTTACCACAGCTTATTAGAAAAACTATTACAGCTACTGATCCCATGACAGCTACTACATATGATCATACAATCTATGAGATTGAGGGTGATATGTCAGAACTAGGCGCAATGGCAGACCACGATTTGATTGATAAAAAGATCATCAAACGTGACACAGATACTACTCTAATTCTAGCCCCAGATCTAACGCTAGAAGAAGAAGTTAGTGAATATCTACGATACGTACTTCAATTAAGTGATAGTGCAGTCGAAGATGCTTTACAGGAACTAAATAATTATGCAAATGAACTTGACAAAAACTAGTATCATTTATAGTCAAGAGAACTGTCCTGCGTGTATGCAAGCAAAAGCCTTACTAGAATCCTACGGTTATGCTGTAGAAGAACGTAAGATTAGTGCTGACGGACAGTGGACTAAGAAGTTACTATTAGATGCTGTACCAAATGCTAGGTCTGTACCCCAAATCTTTGTTGATGGAGTATACGTCGGTGGTATAGCACAGTTAAGAATTCTCTTAACCACATGATTACTATAAAGAAACTACGCTGGAGCAACCTATTCTCCTATGGCGAAAATAATGAAATAGATTTTAGTGCAGATGCTCTTACTCAGATCGTTGGTAAAAATGGTCATGGTAAGAGCAGTATCGCACTTATACTAGAAGAAGCTCTTTATAATAAGAATTCTAAAGGTATCAAGAAGGCAGACATTCTAAATCGAAACTCTAATGCTAAGAGTTACAGTATCGAACTAGAATTTAATAAAGACGGTACTGACTATCGTATTAAAACTACTCGTGGCAATCTTCAGACAGTTAAATTATATAAAGAAGCAGAAGATATTAGTGCACATACTGCCACTAATACATATAAGCTAATTGAAGAATTAATTGGACATGATCACAAGACATTTGCTCAGATTGTATATCAGAGTAGTGCAGCAAGCCTAGAGTTCCTGACAGCTACAGATTCTAATCGTAAGAAGTTCTTAATCGACCTTCTTAACCTATCTAGATATGTAGAAGCTGCTGAGGTATTCAAATCAGTATCTAAAGAAGTATCAGAGCAAGCTACTATCTATACAACTAAAGCTACCAGTGCAGAAGCTTGGCTTGCCAAGTATGCTAAGACTTCTTTAGTTGATAAGAGCTTTTGTGTAGTAGCAGATACTCCACTAGAGTTGATCGAGGAAGTTAGATTAGCTAAAGAAGCTGTTACAAATATCGAAGCTATCAATAAGAAGATTACTCAGAATAATAAGTACAAAGAGTTACGAGACGCTATTAGCTTAGAACCAGCAGGTAATAAACCTGAGTCTACTAAACTATACTCTACAGAATTAATAGAATGTAATTCTGATATTAAGAGTGCCGATAGTTTTATCCTAAAGATGAAGAAACTCGGCACACAATGTGCCACGTGTCTACAGGATATTGATTCTAGCAAGGTTGATGCAATTATTGCAGAACACACTGAACTTAAGTCAGTTGCTAAAATTAAAGCAGCCAAGCTAACTATTATGATTGATCAGTTAGATACAGCTCTTACAGTCTGGGATTCTAAGAATACTAATAAAGAACTATATGAGGAGTATCATGGCCTATTCAATACTGATATGGCTACAGAATTACTCAATA